ATAGCTAGTGAAACTGTAACTGGCTCATTAGCAGTGTATGCTAATGTGTTATAGTTTGCACTTTCTAAATAACAACCGTATACTTCAAAAGTTTCTAACACAGTTGGTGCATAGTTACCGTTACCACCGTCTAGTATTTCGATCCTAGTTACGAACTTATAATCAATTCCGCTTGCAGCACTTGATTGCTCCATAAAGTCGAATTGCTTCTGTAGTTGTTCGCCGACTAATTTTTGAACAGCACCTGTTGCATCGTCTCTTAAGTTCAATGTAATAGCTTCCCAAGTATGTTTACCTGCTAGGTATACTCTTGAGTTGTAAACGTCAATCGTCATAGTTTCGAAGCTAACGTTTGGTCTAGTAACATCAGCAACTTGCTTTGTTAATTCTGTAACTTCCCCTGCACTTACACCAAAGTTCTCCAAGCTCACTCTAAAGCGATATTGAAGTTTTGGCATCAACAGTCCTTGGTTGGAAGAACTGCTGTCACTTGCTAGTGGAACTGTAATTTTTGATAGTGATGAAATAGCCATTTAATTTGCTCCTGTTATAGTATTATTTATCATTCTTACAAGCCTGCTATCTCACCAGTATTTTTCAATCTCAGTGGAATGTATATAAACTCAACTGCTTTAACTGGTTCAATTGCTATATCTAAATAAAGCTCGTTTCTGTCAATTCTGCTTGGTGTATTGTTACTTTCGTCACATACAACTAAGAAGTCGTATAGTCCTCTTGACCCAACCAGTTCTAAACATAAACTTTCTGCTGCTTGTTTGACTTGATCACGTGTGATCTTATCATTTGGTTCAAAGATATAAGGTTTAGCTAACTTGTTAAGTTGACTACGTAAGAATATTACTAGTCTTGCAACGTTAATTCTATCTAAAGAACTAGCGCCTCTTGCACGAGTCTTTTGACCAAAGTTAACAAGTCCTGCACCAGTAATAAACGTAATTGGATTAATGTTTAAACTGTACAGTGTATCTCTTTGACCTTCGTTAAGTGCAACACTTATAAATTCGCCTTCTGCATCAATGTACCCTGTAGCTGAAGCATTTGTAATGCCACCGCGTCTTGTACCTGCTGGTGCAAACCAAGGATAACTAACTTGATCACTTAACGCTAATGTTCTTAGCATCATATGACTTGGTGGAACAACTACGTTGTTACCTGCATTATCGCTTGAGAAGCCCCATGGGTAAAATACACCTAAGTACTCGTCTCTACTTACTAGTCCATCGCCATTATCTTCAACAGCAAGTTTCACATTTGAACCCCACTCGTTAAGTGATGTAGCATCGGATTTTAATTTAGCTGGTGAATCACCTACAATAAATGCTGTTAAGCCTCTATCAAAGTTTAATGAAATCATTTCGCCAATTAGTTCTGGATATCCTGGTGTTGCCATTAAGTTAAACACTCTTGACTCATCATCTCTAATTTCGTCATTACTGTTAACCATTGCTTGCATTGCTTGAACAACAACTTTACGTTGTGCTTTAGCACCAAAGCTACCGGAACCGTCGTCTTGGTTAGCTGATTCAGTTACCCAACGGTGTGTGTAGTAAGCACTCATTGACTCGTCGCCGCTACGTGCATTATCTAATGATGTATCAACATAATTTCTTACAAATTTCTTAACATTAAATCCTGAACGTCTTGTGTTCCAAAGCAACATACCTTTTGGATATAAAGCTGGATCTGGAGCGTCTGCATCTAAGTAGTTACTTACTAGTAAGTCTTTAATGTCGCCTGCTGCAGCACTGTTTGAACCTGCTGTATTATAACGAGCATCTCCAAATAGTACACCATCTTCAGTAGTTTGATCACCTTTATCTAGTAATACCCACTTTAATGTAGAACCGTTATATTTGTAAATTAGCGGATAGTTTTCTAAATCTGCTGTGCTAATCCAAATATCACCATTTTTAAGTGCTGTTCCATCTGATTGTAATGTTGGCTCTGAAGCTGAAACTTGCGGTCCTTCTGGATCTGTTTTGTCACCGTCAGTACCTGCATAAAATGGACTTGATGCGTCTAAGTATCCGACCCAAGTAGTACCATTATGTATCATTAAGTCAACTTCGTCTACAATTGAATTGTACCAAAGTGTACCGTCTGCTGTTAATGCTGTTGGTGCATCTTCGCCTGCTGTATATGCTAATACTTTCCAGTTTGAAGCAACAAAGTCATTAACTGAATCGCCTGCTGGTACAGCATATAAGTTTGGAGTTCCTGTATTTGCATCTACATACGCAGCAAAGCCAATAAGTGCTAATGCGCCGCCTGTATCGTTAATACGGAAATCTCCGCCTAATGTGTGTTTAATTGAAACTTTATTAGCTGCATCAACTGTTGCAACAATGTTAGTAAATCCTGCACTGTTAATAGCGCCTGCTAGTACGTCTGCATCACCTGAAGCACCTGTTGCTGTAAATGTTACAGTTTTTGCTGTTTGTAATGCCGCGTTATTTGCTAAAGTTTCTTGAATTCCAAAAGCATAACTTTGTGACGAAAGCTGAGTTCCTACAGCTGAACCTGTTACAATAGTAGCGCCTGCTGCTGCTCTTTCAAATATTTTAAATGTTGCTAAGTTAACAGCTTCTTCTGCTACGTTAGTTTGTACATATAACGAACCTGCTGCTAAGTTTGCACCACCGCCGCTTTTGTCCATCGCATATAATGCTGATTGGTTGTTAGCATAAATTGGAGCTGCAACTTGTGTCCATGTTCCTGTTCCAACAGCGTATTGCTTAACTCTAACACGAGCACCTAAATTAGGCTCAGTAGTTTTAAACCAAATACTGCCTGTAGGTCTTGGAGTAGTGTCAGTTGACTTATACTCTGGTACGCTTGTGTGTGGAGCAGTTGATAACGCTGGAATTGCATAAGTTCCTGCTGGAATCTTAACATCGTCTGCAAGTCCTGTTCCTTCTGCAATAATAATAGTTGCTGTTGAAGCACCTGTGTTGTAAAGCTCTAACTGGCTATCTACTACTGCCGCCGAAACGCCTGCAATTGATAAACCGTTAATGTCACTTACTACGTCAGTTAATGATGTTCCGCTTGATGTAACAGTAGCACTATTAATTGTCATTGTTACTCCGCTTGCAACACTAGCAACAGCTGAAGAACTTTTTACTGTAGCATGACTGCCTTTCCAAGCTGTGCTTCCAACTTGTACCCAAGCACCGCTTGCATTTTTGTAAAACAACTTATTTACTGTTGTAGTTGCAACAACCACATAATCACCAATTTGGCCAACTGATGTCTTAGGGTTACCTGTTGCACTATTGCCAACTAGTTTTGTTACGTCTGTGATAACAGTTGGAACTTTATTACTAAAAGTTTGTCCACCTGTTGTAGTAGCTGAATTTGAATTCCATTCAAATATACCAAAAGTTGAAGTTTGTGTATCAAACCAACTTGTTCCGTCTGCTGGTGCAGCCGCTGGTGCATTTGCTGATGCTTTTAATTCATTAAGGTCGATGTCTGCACGAACAACATATGCTCTATTGCTAACACCAAGCATTGAATAAGCTGCTTGTAATCCGTACTCGTTAAGTTCTCCTGCGTGTACTGGATTGTTGTTTGAATCTGTTATAAAAGTTGGGTCGCCAAAGGTTTCAGTAAGGTCTCGTTGCGAAGTAAGTAAATACGGCTTACCTGCGTTTGCCTTAGTCGTTCCTGCTGCTGTCCCTGTGCCTGCGCCATTGAGTTTATTCTCAGCGGAAGCAACGAATATCATTGGTACTGTACCTGGTTCAGCTGGGGTATAGAAACTTTCGTCTATTACGCTAACCTGTACTCCTGGTGATGTTAATGCCATTTTGTTCTCCTATTAGGTATAAGTTGTTATATGTATTTAGCATCTAGGATAAAAAAGGACGTCGAAAACACCATAAAAAAGGGACCAAAAAGGTGAGGTAAATACAGTATGAGACCATTATGCGTCTGCGGACAGCGTCCTGCAGCTATTAACTACAAAAAAGGTAATAAAACTTACTATCGTAAGAGGTGTGAACGGTGTTTAAGGACAGGTGGTAAAAGTATCGGTGTTCCTAAATGGAAACAGTCTGGTTACACTAAAAAAAGAGAATGTGAGAAATGTGGATTTAAAAGTAATCATCAAGAACAGTTTAATGTGTTTCATGTAGACGGCGATCTAAATAATTGCCGCCCAACAAATTTAAAAACAATATGTGCTAACTGTCAACGTGTAATTCAGAAAGAAGGTACCCGCTGGAAGCAGGGAGACTTAATCCCCGATTTTTAAAAATTGTTCTTATTAACACATCTACGTTCTTTTTTAATCTTTGTAGATCTCCGTTATTGTCAATAGTGTAATTACACATCCATTGTTCAATACTCATAGAACTATAATTTTCTAAAGGCAAGTGGTCTGTTCTATCTACCCATATAGCATGGTCAAATATTTCTTCATTCTGCATTGCAAAGAATTCACGCTTATTACGCAACCCGCAATAGATATCGTGATCTGCAAATAAGTTACGGCCTAAACGTGCTAAGTCATCTTTACAATAGTCATGTATCATATTATACCATTCAGTACGACGATTGTGTCTATCTGCGTAACATTGCTCTTCGTTGGCGTACCCATACTGATCTTTTAGATCGTTGAATATAAAAAGTTCTGAACAAAACTTTGACGATGATTGAAATGTATAACCGTATGCTTCTAACATTTCGCAAACAGTGTCTTTGCCGTGACGGCCATGCCCAACAACTAGTAATTTAGGTAACACTAATATAAACTCCTTTAAGTATCTTTACAGTATATACTCGTTATTAGTGCTTGTCAAGTCTTTTTTGATATTCTTCTTCAAATCCGTCTTCGTAGATATAACTTTCATTATTTCCCCAAAGTCTTTTAAAATATGAATGGTAGGTTTTTTCGACTTCTATGTCGCTCCAGGATATATCAATTAGTTTACCTTTGATAATCCAATTTAAACGGTTGGCTTCTTTACGTACTTCTGGTGAACACATGACTTCTCCTTGTTACATATTGTATTTACAAGGAACTAAAATCGTTAGCGTTAACTTAGGTGGTTTTTAACCTATTGTGAAACCATAGCCAACACCACCGCCAACTTGTAATGATAAGTCGCTTTGTAGTTTTTCTAATTCAGCCTGTGCTTCTGCTTTTAGTGTTTCACCATTAAGTGCTGATCCACCTTGTGGTCCTGCTATAGTAGCGAATTTTGAACGTGCTTCACCTAGCATATATTTACAACCAGCAAGTGTATAATCTTTAATCCACTGAATTGCTAGGTAATCTCTAAGTAGCTCGGTATCAGGACGATAATTGTAACAATACATCATTACATTTTCGTCCGCTCTTGGTCGTTGGAGAATGGTTAACTTTTTAGTAGTACTATTCCATTTAAATTCAATAAATGATCCAAACATGCGTCCAACTAGTTCTTGGTACTGACTAAACATATCATAAGTTGCAAGGCCGCCCATATTAGAACTTGATAATAAGTATGCGTTTGTGTATGCTAAACTGAAAGGGTCAAATAAACTTCCTCCACCATTTTCGCCCCTATCATAAAGTTTTATATTTA